TTATATTTCAGATTGGTTTATTGATGTTATTGTAATTAGTGGAAATTGGACAGATTACCAATCATTATCTAATGATCCAATATTTAGTTCATATTTTACACCTAAAGGACTTATTAAATCTAAAATAGACGATTTTCTTGTACAAAATGGGGTTAACCTAGTTCTTTCTGTTACTGGAACATTAATACCTAATTTCGTAGATAATAATGGTACTTTAAGATACATTCAGACTTTAATCAATAATGAAACCCCTAGAACAGGAATTTTCTGTGCAGTTAATGAAGAAGCTCTCGATAATCTTTATAATAATCCATCAGTATTCGATCTTGTTGGACATCATTTAATTGATGAAATTGGACCAGATGCAGATCTTGGGACAAATAAATCTTTAAATTTCCTTTCTTATGAACAAAATCTATTTGCAGATTTTACATATTATAAAAATGTAGGAGGGGGAACAGGGGGGAGTGAAATTATATATACTAATACTTCCCCCGATGAATATTTACTAGAAACAGGTACTATTTTAGAGAATACCCTATATAATGCTATAGGGGATTCTGGAATTCTTACTAGTTTATTTAAATCTTATAATTCTTCATTAAGAGACGGGGGTGCTATTTGTTTAGATACCAATTTTACTGGTTCAAATCACGATGAGCAGATTAAAGCTCTTAAAAATTTTGTAACTGTTACACCTGATGAACCTGCAGAAAGATGGGTACTTGGTAAAGTTACAAATTTACCAAATTCTGGATATCCAGAATTTAATAATGGTGATCTTGTTAAATTAAAAATTGTAGAAGCTAAATTTATTACAGATAATAATAATCTTTCTCAATTAAGATTACGATTAACACATCCACTCATTAGTTCAAATCCATCAACAACTTATGTTGAACCTTGGTATGATACTAATAAAAGTAATGATCCTGCTTATCAAATTGGTAATCCAAACTATTTTGATCGTGATGATGTATTTTATTCACCAGATGTTCCACTTGGCGGACCAGATAGTTATTTAGCTTATGAAAATTCACCAGTATACAGAGATTGGTCTAAAGGAAATATTGGGGACGGGGATGTAGTTTGGAAAGATCCGTATGGTACAGATCTTCAATATATTAAATTTGAAACTAATGTTGATAGAGACGGATTTAATGTATTAACAATTCGTGCTTTTGACGATGATAATTATACAATACCTGTAGCAATCGCAAATTGGGATACATCTTATATTAGTCATCTACCATCTGGTGCTAATAGAACAACCGGGACAAGCTTTAATATTGTTTCAACAAATGGAAATATTAGCGATTATATTCCAATCATTTCCCAAATTCAAACAAACGTAGTTGAGATTGAAAGTGATATTGCTGATTCAACGGGGATTAAAGTTGGGGATTTACTCGTTTCAACAGATCTTCAAATTTATGATAATCCTTTAAACGAAAATATTCAATCAAGATTAACAAGGATCTTAGAAGTTAAAAGAGTTGCTTCTCCAAATTCACCCGGGATTTATACAGTTCAAGTTAAAACTGAAAGACCTATTAAACTTTATCCTGGATCGAAAATTTTAAAATTTAAATCTATTGAAGAATTTATTCCATATTTAACATTTACATATCTCCCTGGATGTAATATTAAAAGTGCTTCAATGCCAAATGGAACTGATGAAAGAATGAATGAAATTCTTAATGTAATGTATAATACTAATATTGCTAAAGCATTAGCAGATAATAATATTATAACTTTTAGATACATCGTTGATACATTTGACGGGGGGATACAACCAAATTGTAAATACCAATTAACAAATCTTGCTAAGAAAAGACAAAAATGTATAGCAATTTGTAATGCGCCATCAATTAAGAAATTTATGGAATCAACAGATCCAAGATTTACTAAAGCTCCAACTCCAACAGACCCTGCACCACTACTTGAAGCAAGATATATTGCAGATGGAGGTAATTTAAGTTTAAATCCTTCATTTACTTTTTCTTTACCAAGTGAAGATTTAGGTGCTAAATTTGGTGGATTTTTCTCACCTTTCCTTACAATTCGTGAGAACGGTAAAAATATAAATGTACCACCTGCAGCTTATGTTTCGAATAATTTTATTCGTAAATTTATAACTGGTGAACCTTATTCAATAGTAGCAGGAGTTAAAAGAGGTATTATCTCAGCTGGTAATTTAGTAGGTGTTGAATATGATTATGATTTATCAGACCGAGAATATCTTGAACCATTCGGAATTAATCCAATTATCCGCAAAAGAGGAATAGGAATAGTTATCTATGGTAATCAAACAAGTTATCAAAGAACAAATAGTGCATTCAACAATTTACATGTTAGGGATCTTTTAATTACAATTGAATCGTCAATTGAAGAAATTCTTTCAAATTATATTTTCGATTTTAATGAAGACAATGTAAGATTAGAAATTAAAACATTAGTTGATAATTATTTAACTGGAGTAAGAGCAGTTGGAGGCATTTATAATTACATTACAATTATGGATTCATCAAATAATACTCCTGCAATTATTGATCAAAACATTGGAATTATAGATGTTATTATTGAACCTGTAAGAGGGATTCATAAATTTATTAATCGTTTAACTATAACCAGAACTGGTGGTGTTTCTTCTGGGGGATTTATACAATTTAGTTAATAAATTTGAAAGTTTTTTAAGATATGAAATATATAAAATAAAAAAATGGCAGGATTACCACATTATACAAGCTCTAAAGCTTCAATTAATAAATTTGAACCAGTTTATCTCAATCAATTTGAGGTAACTATAATTCCACCACCTGCTGTTGTACCACCACAAGGAAATCCAGGGAACGGTAATATTTTATTAGAACAAGTAACAAGAGTTTCCGGATTACAAGTTGATCAAAATCCAGGTGAAATAACTCAGCAGTTTAAATTTGCTAAAAGATATTATGCTGGTGCTGCTCCTACAAGAACAGGGTTAGATGTTGATATTGAATTTGAAGTTAACTTAGATAATAATAATTCAATGTATGTTTTTAAAGTTCTTCGTCAATGGTCAGATCTTATTTATAATCCTTTAACTGGTGCAATGGGTCTTAAAAAAGATTATACAGGAAATATCTTAATTAATGTATTTAATAAAGCTGGGGATATTTTTAGAAAGATAAATCTTAAAGATTGTTTTCCGATGACTCCTATTACAGAAATGGCTCTTAACTATACACAAATGGGAATCTATAAAATTAATGTTACATGGGCAGTAGATTACTTTGAAGATATATTTATATAATAAATAAATAATGGCAGGATTACCACATTTTAATTCATCAAAAGCAGCTGTTCAATTATACGAACCGGTTTATCTTAATCAGTTCGAAGTCATTATTCAACCGCCAGCAGCAGTTTATAATCCTATGGGAAATGGGGGTAGAACACTTTTAGTTGAAAATGTTCTTTCAGTTTCAGGATTAACTGTTGATAAAAATCCAGGTGTTATTGAACAGAGATATAAATTTTCGAGAAGAAGATATGCTGGTGGAGCAGTTGATGATACCGGGGTAAAAGTTAGAATTGATTTCGAAACTAACTTGGACGATAATAATAGTAACTATGTATTTAAAACCCTTAGACAATGGTCAGATCTTATTTATAATCCTTTAACAGGTGCTACTGGTATTAAATTAAATTATGCTGGAGGTACATATATTTTAATTTCAGTTTTTAATAAACAAGGAGATGTATTTAGAAGGATAAAATTAATTAATGTATTTCCA